ACACATTGTCCGTATTTAGGTGTGAACGAAGGGCGTTAATCTCATCTACGACTAGCTCACCCTCTGGCACGTAAAGGGGACCAGCCGGGTCGCCAAAATCAAACTGCGGGTCAACAATAATCATTGCATCTTCGTCTGCCATTTTCTTTTCCTTCTTGAATAGGCTTTTCATAGGGTGGTTCATTCAATTTTTTGATGGTTCGGCGTCAAAAAATTGAATGGGCATTTTGAGTTAGGATTTTCTAAACAGAATGAACAACAATCCAAACATTAACGACTTGAATGCGGCGCACAACTACTTGAATGCCGCGCACAACTACTTGGACGATATGATTAACGGGCACATTGACAACGATGGCATCGTATTCATGGAGAACTTTATTAACCAGGCGTACAATCCACTAAATAACGCTGTTATCAACGATGTTGGTATCATTAACCACGCTAACAATCTTGTTGTTCAGCTGCAAAACCCTATTGGCGGTCAGGATATTCGGCGGCAGCTGCTACTGGAACTAGAGTGGCTTATCGGTACGCGCGACAACCTTCATGTGCCCGTTATTTGGCTCAATGACATTGTTCCACGCCTACGACAGGTTGTTGTGAACAATGGTGCACGCGCGTTTATCAACAACTACCTTAATCAGGTTCAGGGATATAGTGCTGCAGAACTCAACTATGTTTATAGACGGGTTCTGCAAATGAATCCTGTTGCTTAACCGACCTTACTTATAAGGTAGCGCATCATAGTTTGTATATCCTTTAACACTTCTAAAATCTCCTTATCTGTATTTTTAGTTGGTTCTTTTTTTGGTGGCTCAGGTACCAATTGATTTTTGGGAGCGCGGCTTTTTCTAGTCTCATGCCGGCTAATTACGTCGACGATTATTTCCTCAGGCAGACCTGTCAACGCTTTAATGCTTTCCAAATTATGCGTTTTAGAATCGTGGTATTCTACTACTAATGCTTTTAGTTGACTTTCAATGTTCTTTAAGGACCTATTATGTCCGACCGCTAATTGCTCCAAGGTTAGTTTCTTTTCTACACCCTTTTGCAGTTTCAACACTTCTTCAGGCAGCCACTCTTCAAGGTCTCTATCTAAGGTAACGTGGATGTTTGTACCCAAGCCCATCATAAGCGGGCTTGAAACGGGTGTCTGAGTGCATATAGTCGGGTCTGACTTTATGAAGAACCATTTCATATCATCACATATAAGGTGCCATACGCGGTCGTATTTATAGAGCTTTTCGTGACTAATTTGGAGCTTTATAAATTCAAGCAGAGCGTTTAGCTCAAACTGTTGACAGATTTTATACATAACATAGCTAAACGATATATGATTGTGTTTTGAATGCTTAATGTATGACGGCTGCATAGCCAGTAGCAGTTGCTTAATTTTTTCCTGGCACTTTGGTGAAATTTCTGGAAGGGCTTTCATTTCCAGGGCTCCTAAAATCTGGTCCTCCTTATCGTAATACTCTTCGAAGTTTATTTCTCTAAGGGCGCGCGCAATCTTTGTAACATTCATATCGGTGGCTGCGCCATAGCGCTTATGCAGTTGTGCCTTGACTATTTCTAATGCATATTCTGGGACAGGTAGCTGATGAGTCTGTTGCAGAACGTTGAGCCATTCGTCAAATTTTGCAACGACTTTTGATGTCATTGACATTATATTTTATGCTACCTTTAGGTCAAACTGCTTTCCTTGTCACTTTTTTACTTTTGTTAATAATGCGCTTTAATTTAGCATGAATAGCTGCGGAATGCCCGTTGGGTATTTTGCTTTTGTAAGTCCAATTTGGGTTGCGCTGTGAAATATGCTTCAGCTCATCATCTATGTCTTTGAACTTAAGCTTGGTACAGGCTTTACTGTGTGCCACAAATTCAGCGCTTTCTGAATAAAGGGTTGGCGGTAGAGCCTTCTTATATATTTCTAGCAGGCGCTCTGGTTCTACATGATAGTTGTATGCTGGCACTTGAAAGTAATTTTGTTTTAATGTTTTGTAAAGGTCCATATGACGCAAATCGTCGAAAAATAGCACGTCTTTGGGCTCTATTGATTGCGGCGCTTGGCATTTTGATTGGGTGAACAGTTTGTATATTTCGTTCCAATTTTTCCACCTGCGGCTATTTTTCCATATACTGTCACCAATTAGCGGCTTTCTTATTGGGTGTTCCCAGTCAATAACATCATCAAATACTGGTCCGTCTAAGGCTGTTTCTATCACGTCACGCACTAAGTTTATCAAGAGCTTATTATTGTTATTAGTGTAAATTATAACACCGCCTACTTTCTTTTGTTTCTTCATTTTGACTATGGTCTCAAAAATACTAATTAATCCGGGTCTTAAGAATCCTAACGGCTTATTACTCATTTCGGCTTGCGCTAAGCCTTTGACAAAATTCGCGCGGGCAACATCAAGGTCTTTATGCAGTTGTTTTGATTCCGATTTTTCATGGTGAAGGCTGCAAATGAACGGGTTTAATGCTGTGACTGAACCCAGAGTTTCATCCATGTCAAATGCTAACCAGAACATGGTCTCTAACGTATAAGACTAAATTTGTTATAATGAACTATGGATGACGACCAAAAGTTAGCTCATTATTCTGTTGTATTTGGGGCATTGAAATAGCGTGGTTCGCATAGGAAAAAGAGGATACTGGCGTACGTGAATATTCAGAATCGTCATTACGCGTCGGTCTAGGTACAATGTAGCCTGATACGTGCATTGCTTGTGGCTGCTGTGCTGGCGCTAGCGCTTGCTGGTGCTGCGCTTGCGACTGTCCTTGCGTTTGTTTGTAGCCTTCCACCAATGCAATCAGCTTTTCTATTATTTGGACTTTTGTTGCAAAAAGATTTTTGCCATTTCCAGGAAAGGCTGAGTTAAGGTAATCTAAAACCTGGGCTTGCTTTATTTCGTCGCCCGAAAAGGGTCCATACAAGACGCAGTGCACCCCTGGAGCTGGATTTTTTGCTGGTTCATGTTTCTGAAATGATACACCCAGCAGCTCTGTATTTTCATATTTGTATACGCATATATATGACATTATTAAATTCTTAGGTTGGCTTACTGTTAAGTCGGTTTATATCAAAATTTGAGTTCAACTTGTCTTTTTGATTTTTGTGTCCACTCAAAAAATGGACGGTGATTGTCGTTACAGTGATACGCTGCTTGATAGATATATTACTGAGTTAGAGGATATGCTTGTTCCTGGCTTAATTGATGTGTTTTGTCGCCTTGTTGGACCGCAGGGCAACCATTCTGAAGAGTTTATGAAGGTCCGACGCTTATACGCCGCACAGGCTACATTAAAATGGGCAAAAGAGCAACTTGCTATTAGTGCTCTTGCCTCCACTTTGGAATCATTGACGATTGATAAGACACAATCAGGCTCTTAATTACTTCTTGAGCAGCTAAACTATCTATATTTGTTGCTGGTACCAGTTCATATGATTTATCTTCTCTGTGGTTTGCTAATAGCTGGTTAAAGTCTTTTTGAAGGCGGGCTTGGAGCTTTTTAGATAGGAATCCCCTGATATATATAACGCACCCCGTGGGCTGTTCACCTGTCTTATATAAACCCGCCTTTGAGCCTGAGTTCTCCTTTGTTACAAGCTCTAAATCAAGTACCATATACTTATTATGTAGTTGCTTATCTATTTTAGTGCCCGCGTTAAGAATTATAACAGTGATGTTTTTACCGGCTTCATGACTACATACTGGCAGAAGGGGAAAGCTTTGAGGTGTGTCGCTTCTGACTTTAACTTTGTTTAGTGTATGGTCCGGATAATAGTGGAAGCTCCACTCTTCCCACGACATATAGTCTTCAGGCATCCGTTTCCTAAAATTAATCACTAGGGTCTTTTCGTCAAATACATTAAAACGCAGCGGCTTAATATTTCTGAAGAACTCTTGGCGGCGTTTGATTTCCGAATCGCGAATGCCTGACATAAACTTTGTTGGAACAACTATAATGCCACCATTTGGCGTGTCATCCTTAAGGCATTTGATGAAGCACTTATACAAGTCGTCTACGCCGTACTTCTCAAATAGCGTCTTATCCTCTGAGTCTGCCTTTGCTAATTGCGGACAGCGTGTATAAACATAGGTTCCATAGTACTTCGGCTTCTCCCTTAGTGCGTCGCGCTTAAGAACCTTGGCTTGCTTAGGGTCTGCGTCGTAAGGAATAATGATATTATCTGTACCTATCCAGTTAAGGACTAAACCGTCGCCTACAAAAGGCTCCAATACAATGCAGCCTTTTGGGGGTCGTTCACAGCCTGTGAATAACTGGTCTATTGTTTGCATATTTGTATTTGCTTATTTAGTTTTACTCTGTTCAACTTTAATAGCTTAAACATATTTTTGTTGATTACAGTCAATGGACATACCCTATCTTTATTTTATGGATACGGAGGACCTTAAGGAGCTGTGTCCTGTTTTGGGTAAGGAAAATAGTACGTTATTGAATATTGTTTATGATGACAAATTAACTATTTCGGTGCATTATAAACCGGCGGATATTATTGGCTGCACACGGTCGGTCGTTGTGTTTGGTTCCGGTTCATGGTCTATGCCTGAGGCACATATGTTTTTTATCAAAGGCGTTACTGCTGATTTAGCCTTGGAATATGCGGTTTTGTTAAAACTACATGCGATGCTAAAAATCGCCTTTTGCAAACTTATCAGTTTAGGCGGTGATGCTGTAATTAAGTTAAATACGCTCTATGATGAAATTGCACCATGGACAATGAGTATGGTTATTAATCCCGATTACGGCATTTTGGGCGATTTTTCCAAGGTTAAGGCGCGCATTTTGGCAGGTACACACTTGTTTTATTTAGTGCAAAATCAATCTGATTTGGCTAATTACGCGTTGTACAATAAGCACAAGGAGGTCTTTAAGGGTGGCTTAATTCAGGGGTGGACGTATCAGACGCCTGTATCTACCTTTTATAACGATGCCGTAAAAGACCATCATTCAGTTAAACTGGGTAAAACTGTAACGTTTGAATTTTTGGACTGGATGAGTTATCACACAAAGGACGCCGAAAGCACGGCGGCTATATATAAATTAAATCGTATGTTCTAGTAGGATGGGGCTTACTAGAAAGCAAAGGCGACTGCGGAAGCAGAAGCAGTGTGGTGGTGAAAAAATCGGTGAAGGTGGTTTTGGTTGTGTCTATAATCCACCCATTCGCTGCGCAGGTGAAACGAAACGCGATTATAGTCTTGTAAGTAAACTTCTTTACGATAAGGCAGCTGATGAAGAATGGTCTTTTAGAGAGCC